GAATGGCGGGTAACTTCCTTGTTATTCCGATGGCAAACTTTGCGCTTGCTTTATCCAGTTCTTCAATCGTTATTCCCCTTATAGATTTGTCAACTATGTTGCCTGTCCTTATGGGAATGCTTGGGCTAGGCGGTTTACGTACATACGAAAAGACAAAGGGGATTAAGTGATGGCTTTACCTCAACCAGACCCCAGTAGATACCGAGGTGGTTCTACTAATAGTGTTTATAAACAAGACTTGTTAAACTGGCAACAGACTCAACAGCCGACAGTAGAACCTGTAGGCCAAGAAGAGGTAGTTAGTCTCAATAGTTCTTTTGATGAAGAACCAGACGCTTTTACACCTGTTTACATTGCTCCTCCGGCTGACTATGTTCCTGATTATGTAGAACCTGAAGTAACGCCTGAAGTAGAACCAGTGGCTACAGCAACAGGTTACAGAGAAACAGGGGACACTACTACTACTTCTGACCCGTTTTCAGATTATGCAAGAGCGTCTAAAGAAGGTAGTGAGTTTAGCGCAAGCTATAGTGAAGACCCTGAAGGCTACGCAGATGCTTTAGCAAGCGGCAGTCTGCCGTACATGGACTACACTGACGAAATGATGCAAGATGTTAGTTTCATGAAACCCACAGACCAACAACTCGCAAGCGGTACGTTTGGTGGTCGTTTAATTAGCGGAGATACTGAAGAGTACGAAAGAGCTTTTACGTATAATGAAATGCTTAATAGAGGTCTTGACGAACAGACAGCTAGAGCGTGGTATGAGTCAGGAGATGACGCTAACGAGGCTTACAATTTAATAGCTGACAACTTTTTAGCTAAACAAGAAAACTATGTAACCGCTTTAGACAGTTTAAAAGAAGAAGGTAACGTAGTTGAATTTCAACAGCAATATAAAAACTCAGACTTTTCTGGTAAAGTGTCTTATCTTCATAACCTGTATAAAAATGAAGAGATTAGTAAAGAAGACTATGAAGCCGCGTGGCGTAACGAATATAATTTAGACCAAGCAAAAAAGGGAACTAATGAGTTTCTTTTTGAAATACAAGCTCCGCGAGGCTCTGACAAAATAGACAGTATTTATAGAGACCCTAACGCTGTTGATTATAAAACAGGGGATTCTATATTAGTAGTGGGTAATCCTGACGACCCTGAAAGTTGGGGTGTAGCTTTTAAAGATTTTTACTACCCTAAAGAAGCCAACGCAACACAGCAACTTCAATACTTTGATAGAATGGCAGTTACTAACGAGCCTATTCCTGATTCGTCTGAGTGGGTACAGTTTAGAGACGAGTTTTTAATTCCCGGCGCTCGTACCATATTAGCCGCGGCTACAGGAGGCACGTCCGAAAAACTATACTCTGCTGTCAAACTAGCATCAGGTGAAACACTGCACGGTTCAGACTACGCTAACTTAGTTATTGGTGGTTTAGAACAAGCAGGAGTAATTAAACCCCCTGTTGGTCTTGATGGCGACATGGTAAACCCTCTTGGTGGTGGTACAGTTGGCTCAACAATGGCCGATACCTTATTAACAGGTTCTGAAGTTACAGACGGAGTTGGTTTATTTGGCTTGGACTATGGAACAACTGTTAATGTTATTGAAGCTATAGGTAATCAAGACCCTGTTAAACTTGTTACGTCACTTGTTCCTACAGATACTGTTACAGGGTTATTGGAAGACATAGGAATACCTCCAGATATTGCAAACGACCCTGACGTTATCGAGGGCATAAAGACAGGTGTGACCACTGTTCTTAACGGAGGCGACTTAGAAGAAGGTTTAAAAGACGGTCTTGTAGAGTATATAACGGAGGGTGGTAGTTTTGGTAACGTACCTGATGTTGACCTCGGTGTCATCGAAGATGCCCTTAAACCACTAGTTGACCCTTTGTTGTCTGTAGTAGAAACAGTAGGTGAAACTATAGAAGACGTAGTTAAACCTGTAGTAGACCCTGTTATTACAGCGGTAGAAACAGTAGGTGAAACTATAGAAGACGTAGTTAAACCTGTAGTAGACCCTGTTATTACAGCGGTAGAAACAGTAGGTGAAACTATAGAAGACGTAGTTAAACCTGTGGTAGACCCTGTTATTACAGCAGTAGAGGACGTAGCTCCTCTTGTGGAAGACGTAATTAGAGACGTAGGTTCAGCCCTTGATGATACTGTTTCTGACACTATTGGTGATGTCAGTTCTGCCATTGGAGACGTAACTGACCCAGTATTATCTACAATAGGTGACGTAGGTTCTGCTATTGATGATACTGTTTCTGACACTATTGGTGATGTCAGTTCTGCCATTGGAGACGTAACTGACCCTGTTACAAGTTCTATAGGAGACGCGGGTTCTGCTATAGAAGATGCCGCAAGACCTATAGGTTCTACTATAGACGATAACATACTACAGCCTATTAAAGACTCTCTACTGACAGGAGGAGGAGGAGGTCGGTTGTCAAGTACACGTACTACGGACTCGCTGTTTGGTAGGGATTTATTTAAGTTTAAAGAGAAAGACTTTGGACTCGTAGAGCGTATAGAACAAGCCCCACCGAAAGAGCAAGTAGTAAATTTTGAAGACGACCCTTTTTCAAGTGATTTTAATAACAGGAACCTATTCGGATGAATTATTTAAACGCAATAAACAGAGTGCTACGTAGGTTACGTGAGGACGAAGTCGCTTCCGTTACGTCCACTACCTACGCCAAGCTAGTAGGAGACTACGTTAATGACGCTGTACGTCTCGTAGAGGACTCGTGGGATTGGTCAGTACTGCGTAAGGAAATAGCTGTAGACACTGTAGCAGACCAACGTGAGTACAGCCTGACAGGCGTGTCACAGATGTTTAAAACATTGTCAGTAGCTAACCAGACACAGAAGTGTTTTGTAAATGCAGGAACTGAAGCAGGCTTGCAGGAAGACAAGTTTGTCAACACAGCTAACGCCTCTGTCCCTAACAACTATGTGTACACAGGCTACGTAGAGAACGTAAACGGCGAAGGTGTAGCTTTCTATCCTGTACCTGACAAAGTGTACAACTTAAAGTTTAATGTTGTTGACAGGTCAGACGAGCTAACGGAAGCAACTGACAATATCGTTGTTCCTTACCTTCCTGTGATTCAGTTTGCTACAGCCATGGCGGCAGAGGAACGTGGTGAGACTGGTGGTGCTTCCGCTCAGGCTTTGTATGGCTTGGCTAAGTCTAGCTTGGCTGATGCTATCTCTATGGACGCGGCTCGCTTCCCTACAGAAACTATATGGTATGACGTATGAGTAAACAACTACAACCCTTATCGGTTGCGGCTCCGGCATTCTTTGGCTTGAATACACAGGACTCCCCTGTCGGTATGTCAGCCAACTTTGCTAAGCAAGCCGACAACTGTGTGATAGACAAACAGGGTCGTATTGCCGCCAGACAGGGACACACACAGGTTTCTACATCTTTCCCTACCGGTCAGAATGCCCTTGGTGCTAACCCTATTGAAGCTATACATGAACACGTTGCGTATGACGGAACAAAGACTGTATACTCAGCAGGCAACAATAGACTCTACACAGGCACTACAACTTTAACTCTTTTAGGTTTCCCCAACGGTTATTCAGCTCCTACGTCTAATCATTGGAAGATTGTAAGTTTTAACAACAGTGTGTACTTCTTCCAACGTGGTCAAATCCCACTGAAGCGTACAAACGGTATTGGCGATTTGGCTGAGTTAGCGCATAGTCAAGGAACCGGCCACACAGCACCACAGACTAACGAAGCAATGGGAGCTTTAGGTCGTTTATGGGCTACGGATAAAACAGACAACAAGTACGTTGTTTATTGGACTGCTGTTGGTGCGGACGATTTCCACACAGGTGGTTCTTTAGACTTAACTGAAGTATGGCGTTCGGATGAGACAGTAGCTCTTGCAGAGTTTAACGGCTCATTGGTTATCTTTGGTAAGCGTCAGACTGTTATATACAGTGGAGCCTCTGCTCCTGCGGATGCTCTTAGTATGACTGACATCATTGACGTAGGTTGTATTGCTAGAGACTCTGTACAGCAAACAGGGGACGACTTAATCTTCCTATCCGACCAAGGTGTTATGTCGCTAGGTCGCTTGATTCAGGAGAAGTCACAGCCATTACGTGACATCAGTAAGAATGTACGCTCTGACCTTATGGCAGATGTACCCTCAGACACTACAGGTGTTAAGTCTGTGTACAGTCCTGAGAATGCCTTTTACTTATTGTCCTTACCCGCTGTTAGTAAAGTCTATGTATTTGACCTACGAGGTGCTTTAGAGGACGGAGCGTATCGCGCAACCAAATGGACATCAATAGCCCTTACAGCCTTTGAGAGGCTTTCTAACGGCACCCTATACATGGGTAAGGATACGTTAGGTATCGTCCAGTACGGGAGCTTTCAGGACGCAGGAAACAGCTATCGTATGAAATACTTTAGTAATGAGCAAGACTTTGGCGCTCCCGCTAACGAGAAGTTCCTTAAGAAGATGCGTATTACTGTTATTGGTGGTGCTTTATCTACAGCGGTGTTGAAGTGGGGTTATGACTACGAAGAAAGCTACGCTCAGGAAACATTTACATTTGGTTCAGACACAATAGCACAGTTTGGTATAGCAGAATACAACACAACAGCAGAGTATAGCGCAGGTATTACTGTAAACAGACCTTCAGTAAACGCTAGTGGTTCAGGCACTACAATATCCTTTGGCGTTGAAACAATAATTAACAACAGTAACTTTTCCATTCAAAAAATTGACATACTAGCTCTAATCGGGAGACTGCTTTAATGAGTAACTATACGTACACAACTAACTACCTTGGTAAGGATTCATTACCTTCCGGTGACACAGATAAGATTATTAAAGGTGCTGACTTTGATGCAGACTTTTCTGCTATTCAAGCGGCTATTTCTTCTAAAGTAGACATCGCAGGCGATACCATAACTGGTGACTTGTTGTTTAACGACAACGTAAAAGCTAAGTTCGGCACAGGCTCTGATTTAAACATTTATCACGATGGTTCTAACTCCTATATTACTGATACAGGTACAGGAGGTGTTTATTTACACGCTAATCAGTTTTTAAATCTTAGAAGTGGGGAAGGAGCAGGCTCAGGAACTTATATTTTATGTCAGACTGACGGTTCCGTAGACCTTTACTACAACAACGGTAAGAAACTAGAGACAACTAACACAGGAGTTACTGTGACAGGAGAACTTGTGGCAACAACCATTAACGGAGGTACGTTCTAATGAGTAGTTTTTTAACCGATTTAGCAAGTGGTGGTGCCGCTTATTATGCAGGTAGAGAAGGTATTAGTGACGCTGAGGCCGCAGGTCAGGCAGGTTTAGGTGTTGGACAGGAGATAGGAACAACAGCCGCAGGGATGGCTGAGTTTAAACCCTACACTGTTACTAGTGGTTTAGCCACAGGAGCTACAACTCCCGAAGGTGGCCTAGACTTACAACTGTCTCCTGAAGAACAGGCACGACAGAACCAGTACTTAGGTCAAGCACAGAGTATGTTTGGTGGTCTTTCAGGTGACGTAGCGGGAGGTTCACAGGCTATCTATGAGCAGATGAGAGCCGCACAGCGACCTGAAGAAGAACGTCAGCGTATGCGTATGCAGGAAGGTTTATTTGCTAGTGGTCGTCAAGGGATTTCATCAGCGGCGTACGGTGGTACTCCTGAACAGCTTGCTTTTGAGAAAGCACGACAGGAAGCTATGCTTAATGCTCAGTTAGGGGCACGTCAACAGTTTGGACAAGAACAAGCTCAAATGTTACAAAGAGCGCAAGGTTTACAGCAAGCAGGCTATAACCCACAGACGCAAGCTATTAATCTGTTTGGTGCGTCTACTTCTCCTGCTTCCTTTGCTGATGCGGCACGTAGACAGCAAGGTTCTTTGTATGGTCAAGCGGCATCAGGAGGCTTAGAGAGCTTTATGGAAGGACAGAAGCAAGCTAATGAGTTACGTCAAATTCAAATGGAAGGTCTATTAGGCACACTATCGGGTAGAGTTAATCCTGAAACAGGCGAGCAAATTACTAGCGGTTTGTTTGATAGTGTACTAGACAAAGCCTCAGAAAAGGTTTCGGACTGGTGGGATAACCTTTAATTCATAGGAGATTAATATAATGGCACAACAAGATTACGCAGGTTTGCTTACAGGTTTAGACACTAGACCTATTAACCCTATGCAGGGGTTGAACCGAGAAGGCCGTATGGCGGCAAGAGCGCAGGGGTTTGCTGATAAAATGGCAGGCGGACTACTACGGGCGGCAGGTCAAGACCCTCGTACTGCACAACAACAAGCTAACGCGGCGATTAGCTCTCTTAATTTAGACACTAACGATAAAGTAGAGCAACAAAAAAATGTAGATATTTTACGGAAAGTTGACCCACAGAGAGCACAACAGTTAGCTCAGATGTATCAGCAGAAAAATCAACGACTTGCTCAAACACAAGGGTTAATTGACACAGCTACTAAGTTAGGTCTAACAAACACTGTAGAGCTTTTACAATCGGGAGGCTCTATAGAAGACGCGGCTAAGTCTATTTATGATGAGCAACAACGTCAGACAATAAATAAAGGAGGCCGTCAAGGTAAACTAGCTGTTGCTCAAAGTAAGAACGCTAGTCCTAAACTAATTGCTAAAATTAAAAACGGACAGTTTGACGAGATGTCCGATGAGCTGTTTATTGAGCAACTAGAAGGTAAGAAAGCAACTATTAAAGCCTTTACTAATGCTCAGGGAGAAGTTCAGAGCCGTCGTGTAGATGATTCTGCTAATGTTTGGAACCCTGCGACAAGTAAGTGGGAGTCTCCTATGGACTTAGGTCTTCGTCCTGCTCCTGTTGTTACTAAACAGATTAGTGCGGCTGATGGTATTACTTCTAAGCTGACAGGTAAGATGACTGATAACTTCTTGGAGTTAAACGCTCAAGCACAGACAGCTGAGAAAATACTAAGAATTAACCGAGATAGTATGGAAGTTCTTGACAAAGGTATTGTTAGTGGTTTTACTGCGCCTATTCAGTTGGAAGTAATGCGTATAGGCAAGGCAATGGGTATTCTACCTGAAGATATGGAAGACAAAGTTGCGGCGACTGAGTTGTTTATGATTAGTCGTGCTAAACAGGTACTTCCTCTTATTAAAGCCCTTGGTTCCGGTACAGCAATCTCGGATAAGGATAGAGAGTTCATTGAGAAAGTCGTGGCTGGTAATATTGCTCTTGATGAGAAAACTATCAGAGAAGTTATCCGTATTGAAAGCCAAGTTGCTATGGACGCTATCAACGCTAACAACAGCGCGTTGGACACTCTTAACAGGGTGGAGGGTACTAAATTAGACAATTCTGTTTATCAGAGCCTTTACATACAGCCGCCTGCTATGTCTATTACACAGCAAGGCTACAGTACAGGCGCTCAGAGCTACTTAAACCGTATTAAATAAAGGTCGGTAATCATGGAACCAACTTTAGAAGAACTAAACGCCGCTATCCTCCTCGCTGACCAAGAGGGGGACATGGCGGTCGTAGAGGAGCTTGTAAGAGCCGCTCAAGAACTAGAGGCGAAACAGCAAGCATCTCAAGGCTATCAGCCTACAGACTACGATATGGGTCAGGCTACGGTAGAAGCAGGGGAGGGTATTGTTGAAGGTATTAGACAGTTCCCTCAGAGAGCAATGGAAAGAACAGCAGAAACGTTTGCTAGAGGCGGCACTACAGGTCAGCTTGCTCCTCAAGTAGTAGGTGAAGCTGTTAAAAGCTACATTACAAACCCAATCGCTGAAGCTGTTATGTTGGGCGGTAAAGGCTTGTTAGAACTTATACCGGACAGCAATGAAAAAGCAATTGCAGATACTGTTGTTGAGACATTATCTCCTCTGGCAGACACACCTCTGGCTGAGGTTGGCTTAGATGCCGCTCGGTTTGGTATTAATGCGTGGACAGAGTTCGCACAGAATAACCCTGTTCAGGCTGACACACTTAAAGGTGTCTTCCAGATAGCTGAGGTTTACAAACCGCCTATGATGCGTAACCCTGTACCTTACTCTCCAAGTGAGCTACGTAAGCGTGGTGTTTCTTTACAGCGGTCAGCCGCAGGTACTGTCGAAGACCGTACAAGGACAGACCTAGAGGAAGTAATAACGCCTTTAGACACTCCTGCTAACCGTGCCGAGCGTCAGGAACAGATGTACACTGATGAAAGAGGGACAACACGTTACAGACGTACTCAGCGTGATGAAGATACTATTGATACCTTAAAAAAGACTAAAGTTTCAGGTACGAAGAGTAATCAGAAAAACCAAGACATTCTGACTGGTGAAATAAACAATCGTGGCGAAAAGCTAGTAAAAGAGCTACGTGAGTATGACTACGTTAAAGTAAACAAAGCAGACATACGTTCTGATATGAAAGGTATTATCGACGACCTGCTAGACCCTGTTACTGGTAACCCTGCTTTAGCCGGAGAAACGCAGGCCAAGACAGCGGCTCAGTTGTTCCGTTGGTTAGACGGTCAGTTAGGTGATGGCGATATTACACCTGCTCGTTTATATGAGTTACGTAAAACTTTTGATAATCACATTAAAAACACAGGTCGTAAGGCTTTTGAAGGTAATGAGTCAGCCTTTGCTATTTCTCAGAAAGCTGTAAGAGACTACCTTAATGGTAAAATCATTGAAGTTACTCCTTTTTCTAAAGTAGCTGAACAGCTTAAAGATATGCACTTATTGTATAGAACCAAGGACATAGTAAAAGCTAAGGCCGCTCAGGATGCTGATACAGCGTTAGGTCGTAGCCTTCAAAACATAATGAGAGCTACTGATTCTTCACTACCTAAAACGCCCTACGGTAAAATAGCAACACTAGGTGTTCTGGGTAGCTTTACTGTTAGTCAGACGTTGCAAGACTTACTTCCTTATTTAGGCACAGCCGCTGTTGCCGGTGGTCTTGGATATGCCGCCTATCGTGGTACTGTGAGTCCTGCTTTGCGTAAGTATCTGGGTAAAACTTTGGTTACTATGGATAAGATAAGTAGAAACACAAAGTCAAAAGAGATGCGCGAAGCCCTTGCTCTGGACAGGGCAACACTGGTAGAGATTATGAAACTACCGCTAACTGATGCTGAAGATTTAACAAAGGAAGAACAGGCGTATGAGTACCCAGAAATCCCGTACAAGCAGTGACCCTTTATTAGACATCTTAAACGGTGTCATAAAACAAGAGCCTTCCTTTCAAGAGAAACTTAACAGGGATTTAAAGGCAAGCGCACAACGCGACCCTTATGTTAAAGGAGGTTCTAACGTCCAACTGGTTCCCGACGAAGGAACCTTTAGAGGTAATGTTGAACAAGGAGTAGCCTCAACACTGGGGCTATTAGGGGGTACTGAGCGTAGGAACCTGCAACAAGCCCAGAAACTAACTGGTTTAGGTGACTATCTGCCGTTTACGGGTACTGGTCTAGCCGCCGTAGACTTTGAGGATGCAAGACAAGCAGGTGACGGTACAGGTATGTTGTTAGCCGGTGTAGGTGCTGTGCCTGTACTAGGGCCGCCTGCTAAAGCTGTAGGGAAGAGCGCAGGTAACTTTTTAAACAAAACAGCGCAGAATATGCGTACAAATATCCCAGAGTTTTATTCAGGTAATCCTCTTGTTTCCGTTAAAAACTTTTTGAAGGAATACGGAGAGGCAATGCCTGCTACTGTGAAGGAAAGCACCAACGCCGCCGCAGTCGCTAAACGACGAGAATACGGCATATCTGATGCTAAACTGGACGATGCTTTATCTGAACGAGGGAAGGACGCTGACTTAACGGCTGTATCTATTAACCGGCAGTTGCCTAACAACGAAGGTACTCTTATTGAGGAAAGTGTTATTGGTCTTAACTACTTAGACAACAGAGTGGCTAGGGGTGATGTTGCTACTCTTTCTAATAACGTAGGCAATAGGTTCAGAGCGGAAGGTGCGGAGGAGATACCAGAGTCTATTGTAGCTAGAGCGACAAGGCACTTAACTGATGGCCCTCACGTAACGGACAAGAAGGGTGTTTACGAGTATCAGTTTAAAGACCCTGCCTCACGTAGTAACGAAGGCTACTTAGAGGCTGTAGGGGCTAATAAGGCCGGTTCTACGGCTATGCGTTCGTTACACGGTGGCCTGACTGATGTTTACCTGAAAGACCTTAACAAACTGAGAGGCACTACCTCTGAAAACATAAGCCCAAAGGACATGGTGGAGTTTTTACAGATAACTGCTACGTTAGACAATAAAGCATTGAAGCTGTTAGCAGGCGACAAGCAACCTTCTGTGGTTGTTGGTCAGTTGTTGCGAGCTAGGGCTATTGAAGCCTCTGGTAAGCCGTTTGCTAAGAACCAAGCAGGAACGGAAGCCTTGCTTAAAAAGTATAACAGGCTCGTAGATACTAAAGTTATTAAACCGGCAAAAGTAACTGATGAGATGGGTAACGTAGTAAGTGGTCGTAACGTATCTGATATAAAGACACCGGAAGGTTACCTAGTGACTCAGCAGTCGTTTTTATCACGACAACAGGAATTAGGAGGCATGAACGTCTTTATTACAGTAGACCCTAGCAACCAGAAAGTGTACTCTATGCTGAGCGACGGGCATGACATTTTCGGTAAGACTCCTGTTGGTGGTAACCATCTTATCACCGCGTCACCGTTGGTTGAGTCTTCATACAAGACAGGGACTAAGTATGACGCTAAACAGGTAGTATCGCGCAAGACAAAAACTAACGTAGATGCCGCTGTTAAAAGGGTGGAAGACGCTACAGGTGTTAAACGTAAACGAGGTGAAGGGGCTGATAGACACGCCTTGAGAGCCATGCGGGAGGGAAAAGTAACACCGACAGCCGCTGACGAAGCTAGAGCCGCTAGTGCTAGGGGTAAAATTAAAGGAGCGAAGATGACAGGAGGAGCAGGTGTAGGTGCAGGTATGCTTACAACTTACAATGCTTTATCTGACGACGAGGAATAAAAAAGGGGGGTCGCAATGACCCCCAAGTCTTACTAAACTATCTCACAAGCACCGCCGGTACACGCTAACTCCTGTGAGCCGGTTGTGTTGTCTTCCTGCTCAAAGTATTGCAGGTCGTTCCAGTTAATATCTTTTGGCATTGATGCTAGTAGTTCTTCATATTGTTCAGCATTGATGTCCTCATAAGGAGCTTGCTGATACGTATGTTCACTTACAGGCAACAAACTAATACCACTACACAAGTCAAAGTTATCCCAAATCCACTGAGCTACCTGAAGGAACTCGCTGTCAGTGTAGTATACTGTGATACTTGGCTTATGCTCACACCAACTATTCTGGTAC